GAGTGACTTATTGACAGCTGCCTCAGTATCAAAATACAAGCAATATCCATCAGGATTAGAGTCCAGAAAATTCTTAACCACTGCGAGGCTAAAAAAAGTTTTTCCAGTACTAGACTCCCCAGCAATGGCAGTAATCTTATTCCCAGATACACCACCAAATAAACTACCTGAAACAAGTCCATTAAAGATGTATGAACCTGTGTCCACGTAAGTTTCTGCTTCGTCGATGTCTGCTGCGAGTTTTGTGAAGTCATCTCCAATCTCTTTTACAATATCTTTTAAAAAGTCCATTATCCGAAAAATAGTTCAAGGTTTACAGTTTTTTCTACATTCCACCCAATTGCATCAAGAATGGACTTGAGTGGTTCTACAAAACTCTTTTCAAATTGTAGTTCATAGTCAATGTACTTGTCAAGACCGAGTTCTGTAGGGAAGTCTTGAATAAATGAAATTACATTCTCTTGAATGATATTTGGTTTCTTCAGATAAAGAAACTTAATCTTTTCACCATTATTAATTAAAGAATACTTATTATCAAGTTTCTTTTGTTTAATGTAGTGATTAAAAAGAAGTGCTCCACGACAATGAATGGGAGTACCTTTAGTATAAATGTCGGAATGAGATTTATACTTTACAACATCAGATACTGATCGAGGAAAAGCAATTTCTTCAGGAGGAAGTTGCTTGAACTTCTTACGAGACTCATCAATAAAGTTAATGACATCTTCTTCTGTACCACTCATCATCAACTTAAGTCCATCCTTAATCATCTGACGGCAAGGTGCCGGAGTGGAGGACTTGACTGCCTCAATTCCCATCATCTTTAGTTTGGGTTCATTGTACTGAACACCTTCACTATTCCATACATTGAGAATATAACGTTTCTTTGCAGTCCAAATACCACGTTCAGCAATGTTCTCACGTTTCATAATCATCTTCTGTTCATATGCCTGAACGTAATCCGCAAGTTCCGTATAAGATTGTTCGATGAATGGTTCCAACTTGTCTTGGCAGATCTTATCAAGTAACTGAACAATCTTTGTTTTATCGTCAGACTTATTACTAAGAAATTTATCAACAAGAGGTCCCATATTAAGATAGATTGAGTCAGTGTCAGATGCGATGACATAATCGACTTCCTCAGTTTGTAAAATCTTATTTAGAAATCCATTCATCTTGTTCTCAATCCAACGAATGGAAACCTGACCCGAGAGAGTAATTGCTTCAGCATTTGCAAGTTTATAATACCTAAAATACTGATTACCAATGGCACCATAAGCAGAGTTGAGTTGAATCTTTCTTGCCATCTGGATGTTGTTGCACCTTGCAATTTCTTTCTCCAGTGACTTCGTTGGAGTTTTTTCATAATCTTGTTTTGCTGCAAGCATCTTCTTTTTATAGATGGTTCGATCTTTATAGATCTTCTCCATCAACTCAGGCAAAAATCCACGAACATCCTTGCGGTACATTGCACCATTGGCACACACCGCATTGTCCTTATACATTTCAAACGTCAGTTCTTCGTTTAAAATCTTATCTACCGTAGCCGAAGGATGTCGAGTATCTTGTAATGTCTCCGGGGATATGTTGTACTGCATGATAAGGTGAGGGTAAAGAGAATTGAGGTCAAAAGACACAACCCAATCATACTTTCCCGGAATCGGTTCCTTGACATAGGCACCTGCGTACTTGGAATCTTTGTCTGAACGTTCTTTAGGTGGGATCACAATATCTCTTTTTTTGAGATAGTTGTAAATAATCGCATCCCACATACGAACCTGAAAGAACACATCATTATAGTTTACCTTGGCGTCATATGCCATAGTAATTGCAAGTTCAATCAGTTTCATCTTGTCTTCCATTCGGTCAACAAGTTCCACGTCAATGATGTTATATTCTACAAACTTTTGCCACCCGTTTGTATAAAAATCCTTAAAAGTATCAAACTCGGAGTGATCAAGTTTTTTCTGTCCAAGTTCTACACTAGCTATGTAGTCTAGACGATACGATTCTTGTGCTTTATATGTAAACTTCTTATACAATGTTAGATAATCAAGTTGAGTAATGCCACCAACATCATATGAAATCTGTTTACGACCCATCACAACAGTCTCACGTTCAGTCACCAATCCCCAAGGTGACATACGTTTCATCAACTTCTCCCCAAGAATACGATCAATACGACGAACAAGATATGGAATATCATACAACTCACTATTCCATCCAGTGACAACCTCGGGAGTGTTTTCTTCAATCATCCACCAGTTAATGAAATCTGTCAGAAGTTCATACTCAGTACGAAAACCTTTATAAAGAACATTTGCTTGTTTATTATCAAATGGACCACGACCCCAGGTGCGAATCTGCTTTGTCGCATAATCCTGAATTGTAATCAACAAAACTTCTTCGGCAGCAGATTCTACATCAGGGAAACCATTCTCCGATGCAACCTCAATATCGAGAGTAGAAATCTTAATCTTATTAGTATCAAACTTAATCTCTTCCTCAGGATACATCTCAGAAATATACTGACAGATGTATCGATCATTCCCATAGATTTTAAAGTTTTCTACACCCTCATACTTTTTAATAAAGTCTCTACACTCACGAACAGATCCAGGTTGAACAGATTCAACGTTTTCACCCTCAAGAGTTTTGTACTTTGTTTTCTTATTTGAAGGAACAAAAAGAGTCGGATAAAACTTCTCACGGGTTGCAAAATGTTTTCCATTTTCATAACCACGTACCAAGAAGTGATCTCCGACCATTTGTACGTTTGTATAAAACCGCATCAGTTAATTTTTTCCAAGTATTTTTCAAGTAGTTCCGAATTAGGATCGGCAATAGTAATAATTTTATCAGAACTGATCATAAATTCAACTTGATCAGTATTATCCATCATCCAAGGACAAAGATTGTGCCCTTCCCAGATTTCATGCGGTTTAATGAGTTTGCAATCTGGTTGACCAATATCGGCACCAACCTCAACAATTTCACTAATCAGTCTTTCACTGTTCGTCAGTAGAATCAGTTTGATCGTCTTGTCCATTAATCATCTCCTCATAAAGTTTTTCAATTTCTTTGGCAGGACTTACAACAGTCACAAGCCAATCATATCTCACAGGAATTTCCTTATCCATAGTAAGTGGAATCCAAGGAGAAAATGACACATTCATTTGACCCTCATCTTCATCCGTTGTGGGTTCTTCCGTCAAAAATCCATATCTGGGAGCAAGATTTACTGCGTAAGGATTTTTAAATAGATATCCACAAATCTTTTCTTCCTGAACTAATTCTTTAATATCAGCAATAACTGATTCTCCAGACTTTAATAATGCAATCTTAATCGACATTTTTAATTTACCTCTCAAGTCATTATAACACAAAAAAATCGGGGTGTCTATGGATTTTGCCATAGAACCCCGTGCGGCGACGATACCTAATATTTAGTTTTCAGGAAGTGTTATGATAGTGTTGGTGCGAGAACTGCCCAACTAAAAAGAGATGATACGGTTCCTAACAGAAGAGTGGCGGCTGTGAAGTTCATAAGTCGTCCTCCAAGTTACATAATTATATAGAAAACTGTATCACTATGATACAAAACTCTGTATCAACCACAACAAAAATATAAAGAAAATGTTAGGATTTACAAATAATCTTTTCTTTGGTGGTGCTCTGGGACGATTTTTCCCAAAACAATACTCAGTAACCCATCCTCAAATACAACTGATCTAACTTCCGTTTCATCTGAGAGTGTCCAAGATCTGGTGAAAGATCTCTGAGCCACTCCTCTGTGGATATAATCGGTTCCAGTTTCTTTGTCCTCTTTTTGTCCTTCGACAAAGAGTTTACCGTCTTGAGTGTAGACATTGACTTCTGCTTTTTTAAATCCTGCTAGTGCAAGTTCTAGTCTCGATTCTACGTTGCTTACCGTGACTAGATTGTATGGGGGATAGTTTGTCGTTGTTTCGTGGAGTCTAAACAGACGATCAAAGTATTCATCCATACCGATGCTATTTCTATTTATACGGTCTAGCAGCTGATCCATATTGGCAGCATTGTACCTTGTAAGATTGTTCATCTTTACTTCTCCTTTTAAAGCGAGATTTGATTGTGTGGACCCTAAAGGCATCCATAAGTATATATTAGCATAAGACATAAAAAAGAGGGTAGTGAAACCCTCACTTTTTTATTCGGTTTCCTTTACTTTTTCTTCTTTGCCGCTGCTCTAACTTTCCTATCAATTTCAGGATTTCCAGTCTTTGGCATAGATATAGCACTAACTGGATCTAACTTATTATAATAACCTTTATCTTTTCCATATTCTGGATGCCAACCGTTCACCATTTCTGGTGGTGGAGTATTTGGATATCCCATTTTAGATGGTTTATTTTCATAATCAATTTCAGTTTTAAGTTTGTTTGAAACTTTCTTGAACAACGGATCTTTATCTGCCTGTAAAGTTTCCTGCTCTTGGAAATACATTTCAAATAAATCTTTACTAAACTCAAAATCTAAATCCTGATTGATTTTAGATTGAAGAATAGGAGTTTTCTTGCCAGTTTCATCAGCAATAAACAAAAGAACATCTCCCTTTAATTGCTCTCTACTTACAACTTTTTTGGGTTTCTTTCCTCCAAAATTATTATAAAGAATACTATTACCTTTCTCTCTACCAGTTTCAAGAATATAATCCAAGAAATGATCACCTCCACCCAAGTGATCAAGAACTACATTCTTTTTATCCTGAGAATTTCTAGCATTTTTTTCCTTTTCATACTTACCCCAAAGTCTTTCATCTGGTCTCTTAAATGAAGTAGGAACTTCTGCTTGCTTCATCAAATCAGAATTGATTGTTCTATTTGCGTTTCTATATCTCTTTAATTTGAAATGATATTTTACTTTCTTCTGTTCTGGGAGAACATATGGTCTCTTAATATCACGAAGAATTTTCCTACGTTTCTCATATTTCTCAATAATATCTTGTTTTGATTCTTTTACAGGTTTTACTGGTTTGCTGTACTTTTCAATTACCGCAATCAATTTATCAATGTTCTCAGATGTATAACCACCCATGTCAACAAGAATATTATGAATAATTGGAATTAACTCTACTGGAAGTTCTTCAAGTCCTTCAGCAATAAGTTCTCCTTTTGGTTGATATGAGTTTGAAAGTGGTCCTTCCCACCTGTCTCCCATACCTCTTCCTCTACTAGGACTGGGTGGTCTATTATTAGTTCCTTTAGGATTCAATGGTCCATCAATTCTAAATCTAGGATCTTTTGGTTTAGGTGTAGTTGGATATCTCGACTGGGTTGGTCTGTATACTGGTTTTGGTTTAAGATTTTTTAATACATTTACAACTTTAGGTACAATTGGAGCTGCATAAGGTGCCGCCATTCCCAAGGCAGCGATAAGTGCTTTTGCAAGAACATAAGCAATACCCAATGTTACCAAATCGCCAATTGGATCCCTCGGTGCATTTCCCCAGTCCAGTGGTGGATCAGAAGGTACTGTTGGTTTTGGTGGTGTAGGATTATTACCCCATGGGAATCCAACATCTTCAGGTCCACCAGTAACAGGTGGAACTCTTCTTGGGTCAGGTGTTATTGTGGTGGGTTTTGGAGTTCCTGTAATCGTACAGAGATATCTACCATATTGATCCGGAGTATTTGATGGTGGTCCAGGATAAAATGCTCGATAATTATCATATCCATTCAGATACTTTGGAGTATCTCTAAACCACTTTGCTTGTTCTAAAGTAAGTTGACCATAAGAAGTAAAATTAGTCTCACCATCCCATGCACTAAGTTGTCCAGTAATTCTACCAAGATTGACCATTCTTCTATCAGATTCACGAATATAACCGATCGTCGTGAAATTGCCCCATGCATACCACATTGATGACATGGGTCCAAGTACATAACTTGTATCTCCTGGTGGTTCAATGGTCAGAATAGTTCCATCATCATCAAACAGTCCAGTTGTATCTGTTGCACTATCATCCTGCGTAAAATCTGCTTCTCTTGTTACTTCTCCAGGAATTTCAGGATCCTGAACAATATACTCAGGTTCAATAATATACAATCCACCAATATTATTGGTAGGTGTTTCCGTCAAAAATTCAAGATTTTCTTTCATCTGAATACTTTTTAAGTGGTTATTATCTTCAAACTTATTTTTTCTCATAATTAACCTTGATATAAAGTATTTATTTTTATCGAACAATCTTCATATTCAACGCAACCTTCAGGCCATCCAACTACTGTAATACGATTATGTTTTGCATTTAAATTTACAACTTCAATGCCATGCCAAACTGCAGGATTAATCCAGACAAACCTATTTGGCGTCGGATCTATTTGGGAAATATTACAATCTTTAAATTTCAAATGTCCACCCCAATCAGATTCCCAAGATGGATGAATATAATAAACAAATCCACCAAACTCACTATGATATCCACCATTTCCTCCGGACGATTCTCTATCAACTCCAGCAGGTAAAGTATTAATAAATGACCAAGAATCTATTGTATTTTTCCAGTGATCATTCCAAACATCTATGGATTGTAATTTTTCTTTTATCCATTCAATCACTTGAGGATATGGATCATTCCTATCCTCCACAAAAAATTGGCTATGGAGATATTCATCTATGTTATTCTGAATATACTGCCATTTACTTTCAGACAAAAAATTATCAATCACAATAGCAGCAGTTCTTTCTTCCATCTATACTACCAACTTCTGTCAAATAGTATTTATTTACAAAAAAGAGGGTATTAACCCTCCTCCTCTACCCGTTTTTTCTTAGAACCAATATTGTACTTGGTCTCAAGAATCCAATCTTGCTTATCTTTATATGCAAGAACCTTAATCTGATTAAGTGGTGCAATATCAGTAATCTTACTTACATCAACAATACCAATCAGTCCCCAATCAGCAAGCAATTGTGCAATACGATTACGTCTCTGAACA